ATGGATATGCATCTATTTGTAAAAATTGCGAGAGATTAAAGAGAATAGAAAAGAAAAAGGAGTGAGAGAATGAAAATAGATTTATATGAACAGTTAGGATATTTGGAAACTAGAGAACTTTGGGAATTAATGAGAATATTAGGTGTGAGATATTGTGATATAAGTGATGCAGAAGTTGAAAATAAAGAAACTGGAGAAATGGTAACAGTTCCAAAATTTACTCCTAGAACAGATTATGATGGAATGAAGAGTGATATTGTATTAGCTTGGAATAAGTTGAATAGAGAAAATAGGAGAGAATTGAAGAAATGGTTGGATAAGATAACTAGACTTCGTATGAAGTGCGCGCCGCCAACCGATTCTCATAATCCGACAGAAAATCGAGATGATGAAGAATGAGTGGATTATTTTACACTTGTGAAAAATGTGGAAAGGATAAAATTGCGAGTGAATTTTTGCCTGCAAGAAGTTTGTTCTTTCCTCAAAATAAAACTCCTATTTGTATTGAATGTTTAGAAGATATGATTGATGAGAATGATGGAAGTTTAGACTTTGTAGATAAATTATGTAGATGGTTAGATATTCCTTTTATTCCTGATAGATGGATTGAGTATTCGACTGCTAATGGGTCTGCGGCACTATCGACTTACGTAAATACCACTCTTACTGAAAATTATCCAATGATAGATTGGAGAGAAATGAATGAAGAGTATAAAGGGTTGCTGGCTCAAGGAAATTTACGAAATGCTTTTTCTATTCTTAAGGATGCAGATATGGAGAAGTTAAGAGAGAAATGGGGAGAAGAATATCTTGACAAAGAAATCGCATATTTAGAAGATCTTTATCAAGGAATTCTTCAAACTCAAAATATTAATAGTAAACTTCAAGCAGATGATGCAAAACAATTGTGTAAAATCAAACTTCTTATTGAAAATAGAATTCGTGGCGGAGAAGATTTTGATAAATTAATAAAGTCTTATGATACAATCCGTAAATCTGCCGGCCTAACAGAAAAGAATATTAAAAATGCGAATGATTTTGATTCTTTTGGCGAAGTTTTTGCATATTGTGAAAAGTTAGGTTGGTTAAATGACTTTTATGATGACACGCCGAGAGACCAAGTTGATACAGTAATGAAAGATGTACAAACTTGGATTCGTAATTTATATAAGAATGAGACTGGTATTGGCGAAGATGTTGATAGAAGAATTGAAGCGCTTAAAGCAGCAGATGCTATGGAAGAATCTATACTTGCTATTCCTGACGAAGAAGAACTTGATGACTTTGACGCTGAAGGATATGATGATGACTTCGACGAGGAGGCAGGTGTATGAACATAGAATTAAAAGATAGAACTACTAAAATTGAAACTGTGCAAGATGATAATGGTACTTTTCATTATTATCGAAATGGAATTGAACTTGAAAAAGGCGCAATAATGACAAGAGAAAGAATTGAAAAGAACTGGGATTTGTATACTAAATATATGAATTATTTTACTGTATATCCTGATAAGTTTATTGAATTAATAACTCCTGTCGAAAGTAATTTTAGATTATTCTTTTATCAAAAAATATTCCTGCGTGCATGTTTAAGATATCGTTATCATTATTGTACTGCGCCTCGTGCGTTTTCAAAAACTTTCATTACTATGCTGGCTATGATATTAAAATGTATTTTTCTTCCTGGTAGTAAATGTTTCATTTGCGCGCCAAAGAAAGAACAGTCAGCAAAAATCGCAAAAGAAAAAATTGATGAAATACTTGATTTATTCCCTCTTTTACGAAAAGAATTAGTTGGGGATAATTACAATGCTGGCGCAGACTACGTTAAAATGACTTTTAGAAATGGTTCAATTTTTGATGTCGTCGGCGCGTTAGATACCACTCGTGGTGGACGTCGTCATTTTGGACTTGTTGACGAAATTAGAGACCACGATGGAGACACATTAAATGAAATTGTAATTCCGCTTTTAAATGTTAATAGAAGAACACGTGCGGGCCTGGTAAATCCAAAAGAACCTCACCAAGCACAGTATTTTATGACATCAGCAGGACAAAAGAATTCCTATGCTTATCAAAAGCTCATAGAAATACTCGAACTTGAGATAATTACTCCTAAATCTGCTTTCGTATGGGGGTGTGATTATAGAGTACCTATGCAAGCGGGCCTACTTGACCGTAATTTTATGAGAGAAATCAAAATGAGTCCCACTTATAAAGAAGACTCTTTTGCACGTGAATATATGGCACTTTGGACAGGTGGCGGAAATGATAGTTGGTTCGATTATGACAAGATGACAAAATATAGAAAATTAATTAACCCCGAACGACAACAAAATATTAGAGTTGGAGGCAAAGAATTCTACATTATATCAGTGGATATAGGTAGACTTAATTGTCAAACCGTAGCTTGTATTTTTAAAGTATTTCCACATGAATCAGAATTTACTTGTAATTTAGTAAATATTCAAGTGCTTGGAAAAACGAAAGAAGAAAAAGCACTTCCAATACAGTCTTTAGAAATTAAACGACTTGTAGATGCCTTTCAACCAAAAGAATTAGTAATAGATGCTAATGGACTTGGAATTGGACTTGTAGATTTTTTGGCTCAAGAAACCTATGACCCCGTTTATGGAAAAACCTATCCTGGATATTGTTCAGTTAATGCGGGTGCAGTAAAGGATTCTCATTCTAAAAAAATGTATCCTCGAAATATTCCTCTTATATACGGTATAAAGGCAAATGCAACACTTCAACCACAAATAGATGGAAATTGTTATAATAAAATCTTTAGTGGTAAAGTTAAATTCCTTGTTCGTGAACAAGAAATAAAAACTCGTTTAATGAGTTCTAAAACTGGTCAATCAATGAAGATAGAGAAAAGAATCACGCGCATATTACCACACGAAATGACCACTCGTTTATTTGAAGAAATGGCGAATTTAAAATTAAAAGGTGCAGGTAATGATATAAAACTTGAACAAATTAATTCTAATATGATGAAAGATAAATTTTCGGCTTTCGAATATGGACTCTGGCGCATAAAAGAACTAGAAGAAGAATGGTATAAGAAACTCCGTTCTCGTCAAGGAAAGCGTACTCTTTTCTTTTATAATTAAAGGAGGGAGAATTAGTGGAAGAAGAAAAAAAGAATACTCAAGAAACTAATCAGCCCATTAATAGATTTTTAGAATTTGCAAAAAATAGTGAACCTTATATTGCAATAAATCCCGAAGACTATGAAAGTAGAAGTGATTTTTTTAGTAATAGGCCTCGTGCGAGAAAGGTAACGGCCTATACTAAAGAAGAAGCAGAAGAAATTATTGCAACTGGAGATCCAGAGCTACTAAAAGAATTATCTAACTTTTTCTTTTACTCAAATGGATTTTACAAGAAACTTTTATGTTACTATGCAACAATTTTATATTATACTCCACTTCTTATTCCCCATATGATAGGGAATAAAAGTAAGATTACTGAAAAGAAAAATGCAGAGAAATATTTTGAAGCGCTTGAATTTATCAATTCTCTTAATTTTGAACAGTTATGCCGTCGCTTTGCATTAAAAGTTTTGCTTGACGGTGCATATTATGGAATAGTAAAAGAAGTAAACGGAGAATATTGTATTCAAGATTTGCCTTATTCTTATTGCAGATCAAGATATAAAAGTTATACTGGTGTAGATATCATTGAATTAAATCTTGAATGGTTTGATAAAATGACTGATGATGATCTACTAGCAGTCGCACTTGAAGGTTTTCCTAAAGAAATTAAAGATGCATATAAGAAATATAAAAAAGGAAAGAGAAAATCAAATTGGGTAAAACTTCCAAGTGAAATTGGTATCCATTTTGAACTTTATGAAGAAAGACCTTTCTTTTCTCCTGTTATTCCCGCAGTAATTAATTTTAATGATTATATCAATCTTGAAAAAGCAAGAGATAAACAAGACTTACGCGCGGTCATAGCACAAGAAATTGAACACTTAGCGGATGGTGGTCTAGTTCTTGAACCCGATGAAGCACTTGAGCTTCATAAAGGTTTAAAGAAAATTGCTGAAGGAAATGAAAATCTTGATGCAATTACTACTTATGGTAAAATTAAGATTCACCAAGTTCATGATACCGATGCGACAATAAAGAACAATCTTGAAAAGATAGAAAAAGTATTTTACTCTGAATCAGGTGTTAGTAAGCAAATCTTTTCAGCAGATACAAACACTTCGCTTGAAAAATCAATTCAAAATGATATTTGTACAATGATGACATTAGCAAATTCTTTTTCTATTTGGTTAAAGAATTTAATTAATGCTCATTTTTCAAATAAAAAAATTAATTTTGGAGTAGAAATTCTTCCAGTTGGTCAATACAATCAAAAAGATTATTTGTCTCAAACAATGAACGCGGCGCAATATGGTTTTAGTTTCTTTATTCCAAGCCTTGCAATGGGATTAGAACAAAATCAATTGCTCGATATGAAGAGACTTGAAATTGACCTACTTGATATGCAAACAGTTATGGTTCCACTTCGTTCTTCACATACTGAAAGTGGTAATCAAGCAGATTCAGAAAAACAAAAACTTACTGAAGAAGAACAACGACAAGCGGAATCAGAGGGTGCTTCAGTTGACGAAACTGAGCAAGCCGAACAAACTATTAAGAACAAAAACTCAGGAGGGCAATGATAATGGAAAGAGAATTAAATAGTCGAATTACGTTTTCAATCTCTCCTGTAGGAGATGTTCAGAAAATAAATCCAACTTTATCAAAGGCGAGGGTAAGAATTTTTTATACTGGTCTGAACAGAAATCTCACTTATATTACGAAGGAGTTTGCAGATAAATTATTATCTACTCTTCCTTATTCACCTGTTGGTGGGATTTGGGACCAGGAAAACAAAGACTTCACTGACCACGGACTTGACAGAGAGCAATTTGTTGCTTATGGCGTAGTTCCTGAAAATCCTAATGTCCAATGGGAAGATCATCTTGATAAAGATGGAGTTTTGAGAAATTATGCGTGCTGTGATATTTTCTTATGGACAGCAAGATACGAAGCTGCGCGTGCACTGCCAGGAAAGGCACAATCAATGGAACTTTGCGTTGATAGTGCAAAAGGTGAATGGAAAAGAGATGGCGCAGTTGAGTATTTCGAATTCACAGATGGTTGTTTTTTAGGATTAACTGCATTAGGACAAGATGTAGAACCTTGTTTTGAGGGTGCGGCATTCTACAACTTAACAGATGCAACTAATCTTATTAAAGAATTAAAGAATTATAATTTCTCTGCAACAAATGAGATTATAGGAGGCACGGAAACAATGGATGAAGAAAAAATTGAACAAGTGCAAGAAGAACCTGTAGTTGAGAATGAAGCAGATGCCCCAGAAGCAGAGGAAACAGTTGAAACAGTTGAAGAAGTTGCTACTGAAAATGAGTTAGAAACAGAAGAAACTGAAGAAACTGAAACTGAAGCTGAGGATGTGCCAGCAGAGACAGAAGAAGTTGAAGAGGTAGAAGAAGCTGAAGAAGTAACTGAAACTGAAGAAACAGAAGTTGAAACTGAAGACGGCGCAGAAGGCGAAGAAAACGAAACTACTGAAGATTTCGAGTCCAAGTATGTCGAAGCACAAGCTAGAATCAAAGAACTCGAAGCACAAGTTGAAGAACTTCAAACCTACAAACTTGAGCAGGAAAAAGCTCAAAAATCAGATTTGATTGATAAGTACGCAGAAGTTCTTCCCCAAGAAAAGACAGAAGAATTTAAAGAGAACATTGACACTTACACTCTTGACAGTTTAAAGAGTGAAATTGCATTAGCAGTTGTTAATGCAAATGAAGACACATTATTCAACAAAGCCACAAAAGAGGTCTTAAAAGATGTAGAAGGTAAACCTTCTTATTCTGGTGCGGCCGCGCTTATGGCTAAGTATTTTAAAGAAGAAGATTAATTTAACGGAGG